GGCATTGCACGGCGTAAGAATGGCATTTATGGCATGTACGGCAAAACCGGCATGGAGCGGCATGGCTTGCCGTACATGGCATAAAACATAATTTTATTTTGGTACTATTGCACACACTTCAATTACTAAATTCCTCCTATTTCCTTACGAAATATCCTATGTCCGAGTAATTGGAGTGTGTGGAGTAGTACCGGATTGGTTTTTGTGGGCGTAAACCGACGGGAAAAACCGTGCCCCGCGCCGTGGTTGGTGCGAGCCGATACCGCGAAACTCTAAAACTATCAACGCGGCGGTAATTCTGTTAATTGCTACCGCCGCAGAAAAGAGGAGAAAAAATGAGTATTGTAATTGTAATGTTGTTTATTGCGCTTGATTTTATCACGGGAATTGTTATGGCAGTTAAAAACAGTAATTTTAACAGCAGTGTGATGCGTGACGGACTTTTTAACAAGTTCGGTGAAATCGTCATTGTGGCTGTTGGGTTTTTGATTGACTACGGACAGAGTTTTCTTGATATGGGCTTTAGCGTTCCGGTGCTTGAGAGTATTTGTGTATATATTATTTTGATGGAAATCGGCAGTATTTTGGAAAATGTCAGCCGGATAAATAAAAGCTTAGTTCCGGAAAAGATTAGAGAAATCTTGGAGAAAGCACCGAAAAAGTAAGAAATGTTTCACGTGAAACTTCTAGGGACTATCGTCTAACGGTAGGCAACGGATTTTGATTCCGTCAATGCGGGTTCAATTCCCGCTAGTCCAGTTAAGGAGGAGCGTAATGGCTTTTTATAATCTTGATAGTATAAAAAATGTAAAAGACTTAGATGACGATGAACCGATTTTAAGAATGATTATCGGAAATCGTAGCGCCGGAAAGACTACAGCGCTTTTGATTGAATCTTTAAAAAATGTGCAGAATGATAAGCAAGTTGTTTTTTTATACAGAACACAGGATGAAATATCGAGTAGTGGAAAAATGTATGAAGATGTACTGGACATTTACCCCGAGTATGGAAAAGTTGTGATTAATAAAAGCATTGTAAAAGGATTAATCAGTGCAATGATGCTACATGATAAAGATGATAACGTTGTGCTACTTGGATACGCGGTATACTTTAATAATACTGATAAACTTAAAAAGTACAGCCCAATGTTTAAAGATGTTAGTATGATTGTTTTTGATGAATTTGTGCTTGAAAACAATGGCTATTTAAAAAATGAAATAACAAAGTTTGAGAGTACTTTGAGAACGATCTGTAGAGGTAAAGGAAAACAGGTACGAGAAGTACCAACTTATCTAATGGCAAATTATGTAACACTTCTGAATCCGTATTTTATTTATTTTGGAATCCACAAAAGATTGCGAGATAACACAAATTTTTTGCGTGGGCATGGATGGGTTGCACAATTTGTTATTAACAAAGATGCACAAAATGCTATAAATGAAAGCAAATTTGCAAAAGTGTTTAAAAATAGCCAGTATCAGAAGAGTAGCGCCGATGGTGTATATCTATGTGATGCAAGCGCTTTTGTGGAAAGTATTAGCGGAAACAGCCGTTATATATTTACGCTAGTTTGTAGAAAAGATAATTATGCGGTCAGAGAATACCCAGAAAAAGGTATTGTGTATATTGACAGAACTGTAGACCAGAGTTGTAAATATCGCTTTACGTTTGACGCGAGCAGTCATAATGCAGACACTTTGATGTTGAGTAGTCAGAGTTTTATCTATGACTATCTTAAACGGTCTTATGACTTGGGATTGTTAAGATTTAAAGATCTGAAATGTAAAGATATTGTGCTTGATATACTTAGTGTGAGGTTGATGTGATGGGTAGACGATCTGATTATCGTGATTATGGTTATACTAGGGCGGTGTGGAACGGCTTATATAATTTAATTAATAACGAAATAGGGTTGGCGGCTTTGCTTGGTAACTTATGGGCGGAAAGTGGAATTGTGCCTTATAGGTGCGAAAACGATAATAATAGTACAAATTTTTTTAACCGCAGTCGCATTTATACCAGTAATGTAGATAACGGTACTATAACTAGAGATCAATTTATTACTAGCGGATTAGATGGAGATAGAGACCACAAAGGATATGGTTTAGCGCAATGGACGTTTTCATCTCGAAAAGCAGGATATTATGACGCATGGAAAAGTGGAGGATACAGCAGTATAGGAAGTGTTGAGTTAGCTGTCTATTACTTGTCATATGAGTTACAGACCTCATACGCGAGTACACTTGAGGTTTTGCGCAATGCTACAGATATGCGTACAGCGAGCACATATGTGCTTAAAAATTTTGAAAATCCAACCTTGCAGGGAGAAGATGTACAAGAGTACCGATTCAACTGTAGTATGGACATATACGATGATATGCACGGTAATCTACCGCCGGAAATAAAAGTGTTGACAATAGACCCTATTAGTGCTAGTATAGTAGATGGGGAAAGCATTAGAATTACTGTTAATGCTAACTCGGAATGGACTTATAACATCGGTCAGTATTTAACAGCAACGAAAGAAGATAATGCGTTGATTGTTAGCGGAAATGCAAACGGTGCGCAAGTTACAAGTGTTGTAAGTTTTTGGTTAGTTGAAGATCAGAGCATTACAGCGCAATGCCAGATTGGTATAAACAGACCCGCGCCGCCCGCGCCGGAGATTAACGTTACACCCTACAGCCAACAAGCAAACGTTGGTACTGTTGTTAGATTTAATGTAAGATCAAATTATGATTGGGGAGTTAGCGTACCAAACGGAGCGGAACTTGTTAAAAAAGAAAAAGGTTATTGTTATATCAAAGTAAATGTTACAGCATTGCGGAAAATTATTATGCGTTTTTTTGTATTAAGTGATACAAATATTTATCAAGAATGTACAATCAATATATCCGGTGTAGCGCCTATTCCGAGTGCTAGAAAAACACCGTTTATATACTTTTTAAAACCATTTTTAGGGAAAGGTAGGTAGAAGAATGACAGCAGACGAAGCTTTAAAAGCGATCTTAGGAAAGATCGAAGCGCCGGAAGAATTGGACGAAGAAATCAACGTTATTACGGAATCAATCAGAAGCGGCGCGAACGTAACCGATGACGGATACAAAGAACGCTATGAGGGATTACGCGAAAAGTACATTGCGCGTTTTGGCGAGATGCTAGCCGGACAGGAAAATCCGAGAACGGGCATTGAAGAACCAAAAGCAGATGTTGAAGTGATCGAAGACGTAACACCGGATATGCTCGATTTTGACGGCAGTACAGAGTAAGAAAGGAGAAAAATGGGTAACAAAATTCCGGCTACTAACGTAGCCATTTTAAACGCAGTAAGATCTATGCAGAGTTTAGAGTATCAGAACAGAATACCGGAAGCAACAGCAGAGAATATCTCGAGTATCTACGAGAGTTTGCTTAACATCGTTCCACTTAGAAATGCGTTTGCTAACGCATTAGTAGAACAGATTATGGAGCAGAGAATCGAAACAGTCTTTTTTGAGAATCCGCTCGGAGTGCTTAAGAGAGACCCGATGCGTTACGGCGGTACAGAAGAAGAGATCTTTGTGAATATGGCAAAAGGAAAGCAGTTCAATCAGTTTGCGAGCGTTGCAGAACTGTACGCCTACTATCAATCAAGTGTTATGGCGGCATATCACAAGATCACGCCAGCTATCCAGTACGCGGTTACAGTTACCTTTGACAACTTGCGTACAGCGTTTAGATCAGAGTATGGTGTGCGCGATCTGATTAACGCAAAAGTACAATCACTTTTTGCGGCGGCGAACTGGGATGAATACCTTTGCATGAAGCGTCTTATTGAGAGCGCAAGTGCGGCAGATCAGCTTTACGCAGTTAATGTTGCAGACCCTACAGCGAGCGCAGAAAACGCTAAAAAGCTGACAAAGCTTGTAAAAACTTACATCGGTCAGATGAAGTTTCCCCACCCCGAGTACAACATTGCCGGAGCAGACAGTTGCGCAAACGATCAGACAATCTTTTATATTACAACGCCGGAAATTGACGCGGAGTTAGATGTTGAAGTGCTTGCAACAGCCTTTAATATGGATAAAGTTGACATCAATGTCCGCAAAATTATCATTGACAAGTTTGACGACCCCAATATCAAGCTTGCGCTGTTTGATATGAGATTTTTTAATGTACGTGAGAATTTCCGGACACTGACCGATTCGAGAAACGGCGCGGCGCTGACATGGAACTACTTTTACACAATGAGTGAAATGTTTTCCTATTCTCCGTTTTTCCCGTGTATTGTTTTTACTACGGACACTGTTGGCCTTACAACCGTAAGCGTTACAGATACCGCAGGAAATGTGGGAACTGATGTTGAGGTTACAGCCTTAGTAACAGGCACAGATCAGTACACGCCGCAGATGCTCGATTTTGACGTAGAGGGCGCGACAAGCCAGTATACAAGTTTTATTCCGGGGTCGAATATCTTGCATATTGCCAATGACGAGAAAGCGGCAACGCTTACCGTAAAAGCTACGTCAAGGTACAAGAGTACAGTAAGTGGTACAGGTACTGTTACAGTTAATCACTAAATCAGCAAGGGGGCTTAATGCCCCCTTAGAAATGAGGTTAGCATGGATAATATGATTCCAATGCCAATACAAAAAAATGTAGATGGAATTGCACCTGTTGCGCAAGTTAGAATATGCCGTGGTATTCCGTGGGATTCTTATTATAATCATGTGCGACTTTTTAACAGCCGAGAAGAACTTTTCGCATATGTTGATAGCAAGGCAATCTATAGCACTGACAATGCCGCGCCAGTTAAAAGAGGTTATGCTGACTTTGCCGCGCCTGTCAATGAGTTGTATGCAGACAGTGCGAACTATATTGCTTTTAAAAACGTAGGATATATGGACAGCTGGGCGTATGGCTTTATAACAAATGTAGAACCATTATCTGTTAATTCGTGTCGCGTGCATTTTATTATGGACGTTTGGACAAATTGCCAGTTTGATATGGTGCTTAATAAGTGTTATATCGAGAGACAGATTGTAAAAAAATCTGACGATGTTATAGGCAAGTACACTTTTCCCGAAGGATTAGAGACAGGAGAGTATATCGTTAAGCAAGAAACGGAACAGAATTATGATGTGCCGGAACTAAGTGACCGAAACATTATGAGTGTTGTTATTCCGAGTGCGTTTGACGAGAGCGGAAATTTTAACGGCGGAGAATTTAGAGATGGTGTGTATACTGCTATCACTTTTAACGTTTTCGATAATGGAGACGGCGTAAACGAATTTTTAATTGCCGCTAACGCAAACGGTACGATCGACGGAATTTTAAACGCGTTTATGATGCCTACCAGCTTTATCGCCGAAGAAACACAATTTAAACAGTTAAATTTACCTAAAAAATATGATAGCATTGATGGATATGTACCAAAAAACAAAAAGTTATTTTGTTATCCGTATAATTTTTTATACGGAAATAACAATAATGGTACGGGCATTGAATACAAATATGAGTACTTTTCCAGTGATGCTTGCAGTTTTACCTACACAGTAGCCATGACACCTAACCCGTTATTAGTATCTTATCCAATCCAGTATAAAGGTTTTGCACAGGATTATACTGATATGCTTACTTTTTCGGATTATCCGAAATGTGCAATTATGACAGACGCATACAAAGCATATGTTGCACAGATGACAAGTACAGCGGGGGCTAGTGCTTTAATGAGTGCTGGGGGTATAGTATCACAGGGAGTTGACACAGCCGCCGGAGTTTTTAGTGGAGTTGGAAAGACATTATCTGGTGCGGGTTTTGGATTTTTAGGTGCGGCGGCAAGTGGAGCGGGAAGCGCCATAGCAACAGGAAGGCAAGCCGCGAGTGATGCTTTTAAGTCTAGCCCACTTGCGACACTTAGTAGCACTGATTGGTCGGAAGTTATCGGAGACGGTATTAAAGCCGTAGTTAATCATTATTTACAACCGAGCGGAAACGTAACTACTTCTAGCGGCAATGCTAGTAAAATTATCGGTAACGATCACATCAGCTATTACCCGATGCAGATTCGTGCAGAGTATGCACGTAAGATTGATGATTATTTTACAATGTTTGGGTACAAGATAGGCGAAATTGGTACACCATCAATCAATAACCGGAGCGCGTGGGATTTTGTCAAAACACGTAATTGCACAATCAGCGGAAACATTGATTTAGATTACCTTGTCATTTTGCGATCTATTTTTGATCGTGGTGTGACAATATGGCACACCAACGACATTGGAAACTATGGCTTGTCAAATAATTAAGAAGGAGTGTAAAAATGAAAAATCAATCGAAAGACGCAGAATATTTCAGCGTGCCGCAGTATCGCAATTATTATATACGATATTTTAATATGCTACACGAAATGATTGTGAACCGCTTTGAGTGGATAGGATTGCCAGATGAAATACCACCACGAGTGATAGAGGACTATCTTTTTTGGTGGGGGCAGGCTGTCTTTTTTAAAGATGATGTGCTAGAAAAATATGCAGCGATGAAAACCAACCTTGGCGGCACTGTGGACATCTACGGAGTGCCGAACATGCGATTTGCTTACGCACAACAGTATTTTAAAACTTTAGGAAAAAATAATAGCGTTATTATCTGGGATAGTAGCGTAGGATACCCAAGCGTAGATTATGTGCAGATGTACGCGGAGAGTTTGGCTAACATGAGGATGACAAGAAACCTAAATATATATGCACAGAGAACGCCAATAGCTATAGCGGCTAGCGAAAATCAGCGATTAAGTATAAAAAATCTATTTAAACAATATAATGATTTTGTGCCATTTATTGCCGTTAAAGATGGTGTAACAAATCTCGATAATGTCAAAGTCCTTAAGCTTGATGTGCCTAACGTGTTTGGAGATCTCACTACAGCTATGCGTCAGGAAATCGCAGACTTTTGCGTGCAGTTTGGTATAAATAACATTGACGGCACAAAAAAAGAGCGTTTAATTACGAGCGAAGTTGAACAAGATGCGGATTTAACGTTAATTAACCGCCAATCATTTCTCGGAGTGCGAAAGCGAGCTTGTGAACAGATTAACCGCCTTTTTGGGCTTAGTGTTGACGTACGCTACATCGGCAGCGGACTTGGCGTTGAGAGAAAAGAAAACCTTGAGAGAGGGGGCGGAGAAAATGGCGACATATACGACCAGGCTTAGGGACTACGTCGAGAGTTTTTCGGACTGGAAAGATTTAAACGCAACTACTTATGACAAGATCGAAAAAGGTATACCAAAGCTTTTTGACTTTACGTTCCCATGGTACAATGATGACGAATCCAGTAAAACAGAGTTTGAACGTATGTTTGTAATACACTTTTACATGTGTGAGATCGGTTTTGAAACGATTGGTCTTTTTAAGCTTAAACTTAATGATACATTAAGGCGCAACATGCCTAGATACAAAGCAATGTATGACAGTAATTTAAGCGTGGCGCAAATTTTAGAAAATACAAATATAACGTTTGACGATACTGACACGAGCGACGGAAACAACACATCAGAAGCAGACAGAACCATGAACGACACTAACAATAGTAGCGCTAATGATCAACGTATTAACAGTGATAACCCACAAGTTAATTTTTCCGGTACGGACTATGCGTCCGGCATGACTAGAGGTCAAAGCACAGAAGAGGACAGCCGCACAGTTAGTGAGAAAAACACAGGTAAGAGTAATACATCAGTTATAGACACTAGCCATCGGACAGAAAAAGGATGGCGTGGCAGTAAAATGAACGAACTTATTATGTACCGCGAGCACATTGTAAACGTTAATAATGCGATTATTGCAGATTGTGAAGAATTGTTTATGTCAATTTTTGACGATTTTTCCGAACATGGAAACGATTTTAATATGGCGGCATATGGAAACCGCGGAAACTTGGGCTTATCTATTGATTGGATGAGATAGAAAGGAGAATGAAATGGCGAACAAAATTAACCCATTTGACCCTAACGTAAATTCTGAACTGTATAACGTACATTTTCCAGACTTTGCATTTTGGTTGCAGAAAACTCAACCACTTGTTTATGATGATGCGCTGTCGTACTATGAGGTATTGTGCCGCACAAGTGCTATTCTCAATCAGCTTATTAAACAAGTAAACGATTTAACCGATGCGCAAAAGAAATTTATCGAAGATGCAACAAAACTTTTAAACCAGATTATCAACGAATGGAACTCTATTGTCGATCAATGGAATAACATTGTGACAGAATGGAATAACATTGTGACAGAATGGAATAACATTGTGACAGAATGGAATAACATTGTGACAGAATGGAATGGTATGAAAAGCACGTGGGCGCAATGGTCTGCTACTTGGGCGCAATGGGTGTCTACTTTTGCGCAGTGGACAGAAACTTTTAATAATATGGTTCAAAATAACAACCAATTTCAGACGGATATTACGAATCAGTTCAACTCATACAAAAACGAAATTAACAATATTATAACAAACTTTGAAAACGAAGTAAATGAAAAAATCAAAGATTTTGTAACGGTAGGAATTTTGGAACATGTTGTAACTTATGGCGGTATCTGGGAACAGGTTGTAACGTTAGAGGCGGGAGCAAGTACAAGAATTTTACTACCGGAAAGTATGCAGAAAGATGGATTGTATTTTCTTGCAAATGCAAGTATTGATTGCGAAGGAATCATTGTTAATGTAGACAAATGGACGGTTGTGGCTTACAACGCAAGCGCGCAAACGAGAAACCCAAACTTACAAGTGTATGCGCTTGGAGAGTTTGGTATATTAAGATAACAGGGAGGCGTATAACATGTATAAAAAAGATTACCACCCAGACGAAAATTTAATTTATGAAACAGAGCACTATAAGTTTCCGGTGTCCAAAAGCACCACAGAAGACCCCGACCTTGATAGAACTGTAAAAATCGACGAAGCGCTATACAACGAAGCAAAAGTAAGGTTAAACGAAGATACAAAACTAAACAAAAAAATTGATGATGAAATTAAAAACAGAATAACTTCTGACAACGCGCTTGAACAAAAAATGATGAAAAAATCTGCAATATATATAGAATATGGTTTTGAAGGAAATGTAAATGTTATACAAGAATGCTATGAATGTGATGGGAAGGGTTTCGCCATTGTGCCAGTAGTAAATTCAGATAATGGTTCACAATATTTTTATATAATGATTTATGGTAACGTTACCTCTGTTGAGATAAGTAACGCCGCTTTGCCAAAAAACGTCGGCGGTGCGTTGTATGACTTTCCTTTTTTACACGTAAGTGAACTAGATACAAACGAGCGAAAAGCATACCGAACAACTATCCAAATTCCTCAAATAATAACAATTGGTGGAGATTTTGTAATTGTTAGTTTTTCTATTTTATAAGTTATCCACATCGAACAAGTGTTCGTGCTAGACGGACTAATGGTGTCCGTCTACCACG